AGCTTTGACTATATTTAGATATTTTATCTAAATCTTCATTAGTTAATTTTGGGTCAATTTTTAGAAGCTCCGTAATAGGAACAACTTTAATTTCACCCCAATAAAAACAATCTTTAAAATGTGGGTCTTCAGTATAACTATACACAACATTAGCAGGGTCAACGTACTTAATCTCTACACCAGAACCTGGTAAAAACTCATGCTTAGCTACACCAATACCTAATACTGTTAAATCATAATCAATACGCTTACGTGTGTCTGCATAATGATTTTCTTGAAACATAGTATCAATAGCTTCCTCTTCAGCTATCTCTATAGCTGGCTTATAATTAAGCTGCATGTACAGTGTAAGTTCTTCGTCATTTTCAGGAAGAGAATCAGGGTCCATTGTAAATGGGTCTGCTCCTGTCATATTTTTAATATCTAAGAGTATGTCTTTTGCTGCCATCTGGCCCTCAACCATATCTTGATACTTGCTTCTTTTACCTTGGGATAATGCATCTTGTGCATAAGCTTTTACTTTAAAAAGTCTGTCTGACATTCCATTAACCACAATGTCAACAAACTTAGGGAGTATAGGGACAGGTGTCCAATCGAGATTAAGATAAGATAAATCTCCGTCTACTGCTAGTTCATTTTTGTATTTTCCAACTGATTGTTCACCTCTTGCGTATAAACGTAATCTGTGAAAATCTCGCCATTGGTTATAATAACGACAGCCATTGCCGTCTTTTCTAAACCACTCATACTGTATTGCTTGCCCTATTTGTAAGCCAAACTCATCAGTGGCTTTTTCTGCATCTGATACAAATTGACTAGGGAATCCTACAGATGAAATATCTATTTTAACTTCTTTCATCTATCTAATTAAATCGCTTATTAATCCCTTATTGGTATACCTTGCAAAGTTAATGGAAATTTTTGAGCTTTTCTTTTCAGGTGTATAAAGATGCTTTTGACAAGCCATAATTGCTAAACCACTACTAATAGACGCATCAAATCTAGTTCTGTTGCTTATATCAAACTTAGCCCAGTCTTCTAGAGTCCTGGTAAATGGCATAGACCCCATAAGGTCAGAGTCTCTAAATGTACCCTCCATATCTAAACCAATATGTTTTTCTATATACGATTCTATTGCAGCTGCATGAGCTTGTTTTATATCCTCACTGGAGTTTGGTATACCCCCTAATTCTTTTTCTGTTCTTGATAATTTATTAAAAACCTTATCAGGTCTGTTCATACTAAAAGCTCTATATCCTCTGTTTTTAAAATGATACAAAAGCCTAGGTTTGTTATTCTCAACAAGTATTGGCATTCCATAAAACACACAAGCCATTAACACTTCTTCAAAAAATATTTCTGCGGTTTGAGGTCTTGCTACATACTCTAAGAAAAACTCATTGCTTGGAGCTTCGTCCATGTTAAATTTTGTCAGGCCATGTAGTGCACCATTAGAACCTCTTCCACCTACTGTTCCAGATATGTCATAACTATCACACCCAAACGCACCCAGGTGTTCATTACCTGGCATCTTTTTCCCATTCCTGTTTATGACTCTATTCTGTAAATTTTTATTGGGTGTCCATGACACCAGGAATCTTCCACGATTGTTAGGTGTCCATATAACTTTAGAATCTTTTATTCCGTCTTTCCATGAAAATGAACCTCTTGTTAAATGATGTTCTTTTATAGTAGAGTCATTATAATCAATCTGCTGATATATCTTTGTTAAATTAAATAAAGATTGTTTACTCTCATCTCTGAAAGCATGTGACTCAGTTCTTGGAAACTGTCTATAGAATTCGTTCAAAGCATCAGGGTCATTCTTTAAACTTTCAACTTCTGCTTCCCAATAATCTATCGCACCATTTTCTATAACCTCACCATCTACACCAATGGTTTTTTCTGTAGGTTTTCTAAAAACAGGTAATCCATATCTATCTATGAATCCCTCCATATTCCATTCCATTGGAATGAAAAGTGAATACATACCGCTTTTAGTTTGACCATTTGTATTTCGTTTTCCCACATTAGAATCCTCATACAATTTTTTAAAGTTGTCACCACCCTTACTTAAAGCATTAGAGGTAGAACCCATCATACATTTTCCTATAATTTTACTACCTAATCTTAAACAGGTTTTAGTAACTCTCCAATTGTTTAAAATGTTATTTGGTTTAATCCACTTACCACTTTCATCGTGAACCAATAGCAGCAACTTCTCACCATCATAAGAGTTGTCATCTGTGTTCTTCCAATCTATAGTTGTATCTAATCCTAATAGCTCTTCTTTATCAGCATCATACATGTTTTTCTTTGTTATCTTAGACGCTGGTATTCTAAACGCTAACTCTGTCTTGGGTTTATCCATACCATCTTGTATAGGCTTGAAGAAGAATGGTAATCTGTTTGCTATAGGAACAACTTTATCAGTAAACATTTTTTTAGCATCTGCTCCTGTTTTAGATAGTATACCAACCCTCGCATCTTTTGCGAGAGTTCCTGTATTGACACCCTCTGAAGAGCCCATGTAAGAAAAGCCTGAACGCCTTATTTTCAAGTACACCATACCAAAACACCTTGGGTCTGCCTTGCATGCTTCCCAAAAAATATAAAATATTCTATTAGCTTCTCTGTAATCTGGGTAACCAACATCTATAGATGTCCATTGCAAGTACATGTAGTGAGCTCCTGATATGTATGTAGGAACTCCATTATTCATAAACCAATAACCTAATTCTCTATTATCAAATTCATTCTCAATATAATCAACCCAGTTGTTTTTAAACTCACTAGGCATTTCATTCCATTGAAATATAGATTGAATTTTACTAAGAGGTTTTGGAATATCTATTCTTTCCCAGTATTGTTCAGATTTTTTATTTGAACGTGAATGTATTTTTTTTGGTTGTTTGGGTAGACCAATAATAAGACCTTGTATATTTATAATCTCTCCAAGCTCACCACTTCTAGATATACAGACAAAGTCATACTTCTTGTTGTATCCATACTCCCAACTTTTATTTTTGTTCTTGTTGGTAAGTACGGATTTAGGTACGTAATCTTGTACAACTTTATACATGTCGTTATTTTGACCTACGCTCTGCAAATCCTTGTTTTGTATCTACTTTGTTATTACTTTCTGCTAGAGATAAAGCTTCTTTTTCTGCCTCTATTCTACTTAGTATTTCAAATGCATCAAATATAGCTAACTTCTTAGTAGCTGCTGCATTCTTAAGTCTATCTGCTGCCAAATCATCTTCAGGGTCTGGCTTAATAATATCCTCTTTAGCAACCTTAATTAATTGATGAACAGCTCTTTTGGCTGCGTCAATAATTTCTAATTTAATTTCCTTGTTTGATTTCATTCTCAAGTTCTTTTTCTAAACATGCAAGAGCTCGCCAGGCAACTTTTGCTGTATGTCGAATCCCATCATTGTCAATTGTTCCAGCCTCTATTAAATGTCTAGCTAATGCATCGTAATCGTCTGTTGATTTATTTCTGTCCCAGTGTAATTTTTTATCTGGGTGATGTTGTTTGTTTCCTGCTAAAGAAACACGTGAAACCTCCATTAATGCAAGAGGAAAATATTTAATAACACCTGTAAATACAGGTCTTTTTTTTCTTTCTTCTGGATTTAATTTCATAGTATCATTGTTATCTGATGGTCAAACATTCTATATAATTTTTCTCCATCTACTTCAAACTCATATTCACTCTCTGGTTTGAAAGATATTAAATCACCCTTTTTTACGCCTTGATTAACCAGTGTAGTATTAGGGTAAATCATTTCAGCAACTAAAGGCTCTTCTTTAGTATTCTTAAATATAATGGATTCTTTTGTTTTTATTGGTTTAACATAACAATACCTGTCATGAGCATACCACTTATCATCTTGTTTAAACATAAAGAACTGTTCGCTGTCAACTAAAAATAAATTGTCTTTCAGAAAACTTTTTCCGCTTTTTCTACGTCCCTTAATATCATTATAGAATTTAAAAACATTGTGATGAACAAGAAGAGTGTCACCTACTTTTATAGGGCCACAATAATTTATAGGTAATGCTTTTACTTCAGCATACCTGTTTGAATACCTAGCATCTTCCTCCGATGAACTAACAAGAAAATCTATCCCACCAATATTTTTTGTGTTGGAATATCTTTTGTTTTCTCTAGGTGTTACTATAAAGTCAGTTGGTGATTTCAAAAGTTTATATTGTATTCAATGGATACAGGCATAGCTGAACTAAACTCTTTCCAAAGAATAACAACATCAACATCTTCTATGTATATTTTATAGGATTGCAATTCAGAATCATATTTAATTAAATGAATTCTGTGCGTTCCGTTTAGAACTTCTTGACCTACTAAATAATGCATAGCTCCAGATTTATAATCTGGGCCGACAGATATTTTTCTTATATCCATTATATTTTATTTTATTTTATTAATTCTTCTATACCTCTCTAAAGAAAAAGGATATAGAAAGTTCTCCAGTGTTCGGAGATACAGACCCAGTCTCTAGACCTACTACCCCTATATTTGAAAACACATCTATCACTATAGCTCCAGCCGCAAAACTTGCTTCGCCATAAGCGTAAGTACCATTATCACTGCTATCTATTGAAAAAATATTACTTACTGATGTGTAGTTACTAATTACAGAATTAGTATTGTCTGCAATTGTACCAATTGAAAAATCAACACTCTCTCCTGGACCAAGAAATAGAGGTCCTGCGCCCATCCATACCCATGTTACTTTTTCTAATTGAAGCTTTACAGGGTTTCTAAATAAAGGTATGCGGCCGTCTGTAACGTTAGATGTCCATTCCATGAAATCATATCCAGAAGTTTCACTAGCTAAGTTGTTTACCATACCATTTATTATAAAGGTATTACTTACTATAGGTGTTTCAATAACATTACCACCAGCATCTACTGATAAACTATTAGTAGGAGTACCTGTTATAGTACCACTACCATAAGATGGAAGTTTGAATAATCCTCCTTTTGTTATCTCTAAAGCATTTGATTGATTAGCTGCATCAGGACCATTACCAACAGTTAGTAAGTTGTGGGTGTTAGTCCACGTGTTTACACTACCAGGAAGTGGAACGTTGTTTGAGCCTATTACTATTTGTCTAAAATCAGTAGCATTTAATTGCGTTCCTATTGCATGAGACTCCGCACCTGAACTCTGATTTGCTTTACCTGTAGAAAAAGATTGACTTGCTGTTAAATTGATTTGGTTGCCTTTACCTACAGCAAAAGAACCAACACCATCTACAATATTAAACTCACCTAGAGTCCACGACGCAGTGGCTTTAGATTCATTGCCCTCACCAAAGGAAAAAGAACCAACTCCATCTGCTGTGGTTGTACTGACTGTTCCGAAAGCAAAAGAGTTATCCCCACTTGCTTCTGCATCTTTACCATAAGCGTGTGCATAAAAACCTGAAGCTACGTTTGCATCACCTATAGCTACAGAGACATTTCCACTTGCCTGACAACTTTTACCTGCTGCAACAGAAAAATCTCCACTTGCTGTTGTAGAACCTCCCATAGCAGTTGAGTTATCTCCACTTGCAGTTGAGCTGCTCCCCATAGCTACAGAGGCATCTCCACTTGCTAGTGTAATAGAACCCATTGCAGTTGCTACATTACCACTTGCTGTTGAGCCTTTCCCCATTGCTACACAGTGACCATTACTT